GCTAAGCAGCCATTTTCTTGGCAGACTAGCAGGCATTGGCTTGCCAAACTCAGTTTCGAAAATGTATCTTGTATCTGGATTGTGTTCTCTCCATTCTTGCAAGATACTTTTTGTTTTTTCGTCAAGGCTGATTAGTCGCTTGCTGCTTACTGTTTTTGTACGACCTATTTTCTCGCCCTCAAATCCTCGTGTAATGGCTTTGTTTATGTTCAGAGTGTTATCGGTCCAGTCATCCCATTCAAGGGCTAAAATCTCCCCTTTTCGTGCTCCTGTGAAGGCTAAAATACGAAAGAGGACTATCTTTTCCAAATCTTCGGTCTGTGCTACTAATTTTAAGAAAGTTTGAAGCTCGTCTTTATTGTAAAAGTCGCTCTTTTCGTCTGATTTCTTCCTGATAGTTGTAACCACGCTATCGACTGGATTTGTATCTAAGTATTCGTGCCTTATCGCATACTTAAAGATATTGTTCATAAGACCCTTTAACTTTCGCCCGTATACTAATTTTCTCGACCATTCGTTGGCTTGCTCTTGCATTTGGAGAGGCGTGATAGAAGCTATCTTCCTATCCCCTAAAACTGGGTAGATATGGTTTTCGAAATTCCTTGAAGTCTTTAGATAGGTGCTTTCTTGCACGGTCTCTTTGTATTCTTCAAGCCATTTTTCAGCTATCTCTCTCACAGTTATATTCTTCTTGATCTGCTCAATGTTATCTAAATCGCTTTGTAGTTGCAAGAGTGCTGCCCGTGCTTTTGCCTTGGTTTCAAATCCTTTTTTCCTGGCATATTTGCTTTTGCCGTTCTTTTTGCCGAGATAAACCGTAAAACCGTAAGCTGTATCTCCGTTTTTCTTTTTGTAAGACTTGATTTCCATTGATTTTTACCTCATTTCTTGATAAAATGAGTATAAGAAAACGACCCTTTGAATGGTTATTTCTTATACACGATTTCCCCACACTCAGAAGTTGGCCGACCGAGAGTGTGGGGATTTTTTTAATTAAACCATAATTTTTCCGTTTGCGTCAGGTGTCTTAAACAAAGCCAGAACTCCTTGGAAGAATCCAAGAATGATAGAAATACCAGTTACGAATAGAAGCAAGTAAAAAATCCCTTTACTATTATATCCAGCATAAAAATGGTGAGCGCCAAATCCACCGAAGAATATAGCCAATAATACATACACCCATTTATTTACATAATGCAGACCTACTGCAGTCGTTTGCGTATTTACCACTTGAGATTGATTTTGGATAGCGTTGTTTTCGTTGACGATATTGATGTTGATTTTATCATCTTTCTTCTGTTCTGTTTTAATAACGATTATTTCATCGTCAACTTTGTGGATTTCAACCTCATCCCCTAATTGCGGAACAAAGTTTAACTCAGATGGATTTACTTTGATGTATTCTTCATTATGTGCGATTGTAACTTCTGCGCCAGTTACTTTAACGATTTTAGCCATTATTTTATATTCCTTTCTTAATTCTGCTAAATTTTTTAAACCTTATAAATATCTACGACTGTATTTTAAGTAATTTCTTGTAATTCTCTTTGAAATTGTTGCAAAGTCATAATGGTCCATCCCTCGTCTTTTTTGTATCCTTGAACGATATTGAGAGCATAATATTCTTGACAATTGCAATTATACATTAGAAAGTTCATCAAACGATTATGCAATGCAGGCTTTGACATTTGACTACGTTCAATAAGTTGTTTGAATGTCAAGCCAGATTTTATGTACTCAAGTAACTTATAATCATTGAGAAACAAAATTGATGCAATGGTATTTGCTTCGTCCTCTAATGGGACAATCTCAGTTGGATAGGAATCGCTATAGTTTGACGAAGTCTTAGAAACTAGAACTTTATCATAAACAGAATTAATAAGATGATAGTATATATGGACTAATTCGTGAAGGATTGTAAACATAACCCTACCCTTAATCACATCTTGGTTGATGTAAACAACAAAACGATTCTTTTGAAAATCAGGAATCGTCATTCCAGAACAAACATTACAAAAGCTGAAATCAACCAACAAGAGAGAATTATTTGAAGTTAAATTATACTTAAGTTCTTGTTTTTTATTTGGAAACCAATTGTACATTAAATCCGCTTCAAAATAGACAAATAAAATATTAAACTTAGTTTCAAAGAATTCAATAATTAGGTCGAAAGTTATTTGAGAAATATGGATACTGAAATGGTCAGATATATCCATAAGTAGTTGATTTGCATTTCTGTGATATTGTAAGTAAGTTTCTTTTGATGGTCTTGTAAATCGTTTCAAATAATCACCTACTTCCAGAAAGAATCATCTTTGACAAGATCACGAGCATTTTTCATCATGTTAATGAGAGCTATGTTAAAGCGCTCTTTTTCATCATCTGACATATCCTCAGTTTCTTTTCTAAACGTTATTAGAGCTTGAAGTTCTTGAGTGTTCATCAAATTGTCATTCGGTGAGTAAGGATTTTTCGTCCTACCCAATAAATAATCGACTGATACGTTAAAGTAATCAGCAACTTTTTCAATTTTATCGCCACTAGGAGTTGAAGTATCCCATTTCCTGAGACTGCCATTGCTGAAGTCTAAATTCCTCTCCAATTCGGCAAGAGTAACTTTTCTTTCGTTAGCTAACGAACGTATTCTATCTAAAATAGTCATGTGTAAAAACCTCCAAAAATAAGGCTTTACAAAATAATGTAAAATTTTCTATCAAAACTGTTGACAAATAGAAAATTTTCCGTTATACTTATTTTGTAAGCTAGTTGACCAGCTAACATAAATACAAATAAAATAATCCGCCAAGATTTTTGTTATATCTGTTTTTATGATATAGCTGTATTTCTTATACCCTAATAATAGACTATTTTCTATTAAAAGTCAACAAATAACGCTTATTTTCTTATAAAATTTTCTAACGAAAGGAGGTACTATAAGTGATTTATGACAAAATAAAGGAAATTGCTTCAGAGAAAGGGATTTCGATTTATAAAATTGAGAAAGATCTCGATTTAGGCAACGGAGCAATTAGCAAATGGAACATCAGTTCGCCATCTGCCATTACTCTAAAATCAATTGCAAATTATTTAAATGTTCGTCTTGAACAGTTATTGGAGGAATAACATGGAATTAACTATTATTAACGAGCAGGAAGTTCTCGGTAAACACTTCACGGTATACGGTACAGCAGATGAACCATTGTTTGTCGCAAAGGATGTAGCTGAATGGATTGAGCATAGCAATCCTACGGAAATGTTAAAGTCAGTAGATGAAGATGAAAAGCTGACCTCAACAATCCTTAGGGCAGGTCAAATAAGAGAAGTAAATCTCTTGACAGAAAACGGTCTCTACGAAGTTCTCATGCAATCACGTAAACCACTGGCGAAAGAGTTCAAGAAAAAAGTAAAAGAAATCTTGAAATCTATTCGTAAACATGGCTTGTACGCTATTGATGATCTACTGGAGAATCCAGACATGGCAATCGCAGCACTTCAAAAACTCAAGGAAGAACGTCAATTACGTTTGCAAGCCCAAGAGGAGATAGCTCAAAAGAATCAGATTATCCAAGAATTACAACCGAAAGCCACATATTACGACTTAGTATTGCAAAATAAATCACTTGTACCGATTTCAGTAATCGCTAAAGATTACGGGATGAGCGCTACGAAGCTGAATAAAATCTTGCATGAACTTAAAGTACAGTACAAGCAAGGTAGCACTTGGCTTTTGTATCAGAAGTACGCAGGCAAAGGCTACACTCAGTCAAAAACTCATACAATTGATGCAGATTATAGCAAGATGCATACTTACTGGACTCAAAAAGGACGATTGTTTCTTTATGATCTCCTTAAAAATAAAAAAGGAATTTTGCCATTAATTGAGCAACAAGATGTGGCTTAATTCACAGAAAAAAGCACCTAACAAAGTCAGGCGCTTACTTAAATATTCACTTACAGTATATTACAGAAAGAGAGGAAATAGCAAATGGCTTTGGAATTATTCGGTGAAGATTTCAAAAATGAACTATTTCAGGACCTTGTGAAGCTTAACATCGAAGCTTTGAAAGAGGCTAAAAGACAAGTCTCAAGACAAATCAGCATGGTGCCAATCAAGGAAGTCATGCAGGCTACTGGTTGGGGCAGAAAGCGAATAGAGGACTTTCGAGACCAAGGCAAGTTCAGCTATCAACAAAATGTAAAAGGTGGCAAGTGCTTGTACGACCTGAACGATGTACTACGATTTCAAAGTCAGTTAGCAAAGAGAGGATAGCATGAACCTACTAGCAAAAATTATGAACTACTTTTCGGAAAAAGTCGAAGAAACTAATCTTGACTGGAAGGTAGTCGCTTTGGATTTGAACCAGGCGCTAATTGAAACACAAGAAAAACTTCAAAAAGCGAATCAAGAAATTTACGATTTGAAGAAAACAATTGAAATTTTAAAGGAGAATGCAAAATGATTGAACCGTCATTAACCAGTCAGCTCTTGGGGGTTGGCACACTACTAATCGGATTTCTCGGCGCAGGTATCCATACGCACAACATCGACTTGAAGAAAGCCGAAGAAAAGAAAGCGCAGTTGCTACGTGATGCAGACATCATTCGAGCAAGTCAAGAAGCCTTTGCGAAAGGTCGTGAAGCCGAACGCAGAGAAATTCGCGAGAATATCCGCAGACCATTTCCAGGCTTCACATTCGATAACGAAAAGCCAGAGGGTTTGAAGCCAGAATTGATTGGCTTGCCTGCACCAAAATAAAAAAGGAGTAACAAATGGTAACAATTAACAAACTAGAAATCGAAAATGTCAAGCGCGTTAAAGTGGTTAAACTAGAGCCATCTACAACTGGCCTGACAATTGTTGGCGGAAATAACAACCAAGGGAAAACAAGCGTGCTAGATGCGATTGCTTGGGCGTTGGGTGGTAACAAGTACAAGCCTAGTCAAGCTCAGAGAGAAGGCAGTACAATCCCGCCTAGCTTAAAAATCACGCTGTCAAATGGCCTGATTGTGGAGCGTAGTGGTAAGAACAGCACTCTCAAAGTGATTGACCCTAGTGGTAACAAGGCTGGTCAAAACTTGCTTGATAGCTTCGTGGAAGAGCTGGCTATCAACTTGCCAAAATTCATGGAACAGACCAGCAAAGAGAAAGCGAAAACTCTGCTACAAATCATCGGAGTCGGTCCACAGTTGGCTGAACTTGAAATGCAAGAGAAAGCTAAGTACGACGAACGCCATGCGATCGGTGTGATTGCTGATCAGAAGGAAAAGTTTGCGAAAGAACAACCGTACTATCCAGATGCACCGAAAGAGCTGGTATCTATCTCTGAACTTATCCAACAGCAGCAAGCTATTCTTGCTAAGAATGGTGAGAACGCCCGTAAGCGCCAGAATGTGGTAGCTATCCAAAATCAACACGATTCAGCAGTTGCAGAAGTTGAACGACTGGAGCAATTGCTGGCTGATGCGAGAACAAAAGAAGAGCAATTGGCTCAGGACTTGGCTATTGCAAATACTGACGCAATGGATCTTATCGATGAGTCGACTGAAGAAATCGAAAGCAACATCGCAGAGATTGACGAAATCAATCGTAAAGTGCGTGCAAATTTGGACAAAGACAAGGCGGAAGAAGATGCAAAGGGTTATCGAGAGCAGTACAAGGAACTGGACAATGTGATTGCTGACATCCGCAAGCAGAAGACGGATCTGCTCACAAACGCAGACTTGCCGTTGCCTGGTTTATCTGTTGACGATGGTGAATTGCTCTACCTCGGTCAACGCTGGGACAACATGTCAGGTAGCCAACAATTACAAGTTGCTACTGCAATTGTGCGAAAATTGAAGCCAGAATGTGGTTTTGTGCTGATTGATAAGCTGGAGCAAATGGATCAACTAACTCTACACGAATTTGGAGCATGGCTTGAACAAGAAGGACTGCAAGCAATCGCGACTCGTGTATCAACTGGAGATGAATGTAGCATCCTGATTGAAGACGGGTATAGCGTTAAGCCAGAGGTGGCACAAGCACCTAAAACATGGCAAGGAGGTTTTTAAAACATGCAAATTACAAGAGGAAAACGAGCGCGGGCTCAAAAAGTAGTTATCTACGGCCCTGAAGGAATTGGGAAATCTAGCTTTGCTAGTCAATTCCCAGACCCAGTATTTATCGATACGGAAGGTTCGACAGATAACATGGATGTGGCACGATTAGACAAGCCAACAAGTTGGACCATGCTCATCAATGAGATTGCTTTTATCAAAGCAAATCCGACTGAGTGCGGAACACTCGTCATCGATACGATAGACTGGGCAGAAGCTTTGGCAGTTAATTACATCTGTTCGCAACATGGTAAGCAAGGTATTGAAGATTTTGGCTGGGGAAAGGGGTACACTTATGTCCAGGAAGAAATGGGGCGTTTCTTGAATAGCTTGTCTGATTTGGGTGATATGGGTATCAACGTGGTGTTGACTGCGCACGCTCAAATCAAGAAATTTGAACAACCAGACGAAATGGGGTCTTATGACCGCTACGAATTGAAGCTTGGGCAAAAGACTGGCTCTAAAACGGCACCACTCGTCAAGGAATGGGCAGACATGGTCTTGTTTGCCAACTACAAGACCTTAGTCATGACGACTGACAACGGCAAGAAGAAAGCCCAAGGCGGTGAACGTGTAATGTATACCAATCACCGACCGGCTTGGGATGCCAAAAATCGCCATGGATTGCCAGATGAATTGCCATTCAATTACGCAGGAATCGCTCATATCTTTGCGAATCAGCAAGTACAAGCGCCTGCGCCACAACCCCAAGTGGTCGCTCCAGAACCTCAGCAAACGGCACAACAAGCCCCTGATCAGGTTCAAGAGGAATTGTCGCAGGTAGCTGAAAAACCTCAAAATGAAGCTCCTAGCACGCCGCAGACACCACCTGCGCAATATCATGCAAGTCTGCCAAAGAGTTTGACAGACCTCATGACGCAAGGAAATGTGACAGAAGAAGAACTTCAAAAAGTAGCTTACATCCGCGGGCACTTCCCGTTAGGAACGCCAATCGAAAACTTCCCTCCTGATTATTGGGAAATGATTGTGGCACACTGGCAGGCGACTATGGAAGTTATTCAAAATCAGGTTCGAGCAGATCCCGAATTGCCCTTTACGGTGTAAATTTTGGGAATTAGAAATCATAGCAAAATACAATAAAAATTTTAGAAAATAGAGGAAAATCAACATGACACAACAACAATACAACAACTTTGAACGCGAAATTGGATGGGAAGACACAATTGAAAAAGACTCGGATTTTGTCCTTTTGCCTGACGGATTGTACTTTTTCACAGTCGTTGGAATGGAACGTACACGCCACACACCGAATCCACAAAATCCCGGCAAATTGCCAGCGTGTAACAAGGCTATCGTCAGCATCAAAATCGTGGCAAACGAAGGTGAAACTGAATTGCGACACAACCTATTCTTGCACAGCTCAACCGAAGGAATGCTATCTGCTTTCTTTGCTGCAATTGGCCAAAAGAAAAAAGGCGAACCGCTTCGCATGAACTGGAATACCATCATCGGCGCAACTGGTGTATGTAAAGTCGGAACTCGACAATACAATAACAATAATTACAACGAAGTCAAATCCATGCTCTACCCTGAAGACGTGGATTATACAAAAGTGTTGAACCAACAACCAGGACAAGTTACACAAGCAAGCTACCAACAACCGCAACAGCCGAATTTTGCACAACAGCCACAAGCACAAGCTGGATACCAAGCTGGGCAGTTCTAGGAGGTAAGGGATGCAATTAAGACCTTATCAACAGGAAGCACGGGAAGCTGTACAGGCTGAATGGGCTAAAGGTCGCAAGCGCACGCTCTTAGTATTGCCAACAGGATGTGGGAAGACGATTGTTTTTTCCAAAATTATTGAAGACCAAGTGAAAGAGGGCAAGCGTGTGCTTGTCCTTGCTCATAGGTCAGAGCTTTTAGAGCAGGCTAGTGACAAGCTTAAGACTGCGACAGGTCTCGGCACGGCTTTAGAGAAAGCAGAGAATACTTCTATCGGTTCATGGTATCGAGTAGTCGTCGGATCGGTCCAAACCATGCAGAGAGAGAAACGGCTTAGTCAATTCCCTCCTGATTGGTTTGATACGATTGTCGTCGATGAAGCCCACCACGCCATTTCAGACGGCTATCAGCGTGTTCTTGGATATTTTGAACAGTCGAATGTATTAGGAGTGACTGCCACACCAGACCGTGGAGATATGAAGAACCTAGGCTCTTACTTCGATAGTCTTGCTTACGAATATTCGCTGGTACAAGCTATTCAAGAAGGCTACCTATCGAAAATCAAGGCTTTAACAATTCCGCTCAGCTTGGATTTATCAAACGTCAGTATGTCAGCTGGCGATTTCAAAGCGAGCGATGTCGGAACGGCACTGGATCCATACCTGGATCAGATAGCTGACGAAATGGTCAAGCAATGCGCTGACCGCAAAACGGTCGTATTCTTGCCATTGGTAAAGACCTCGCAGAAGTTTCGAGATATTCTAAACGCAAAAGGATTTCGTGCTGCTGAAGTCAATGGAGAGTCTAAAGACCGTGCAGAAGTCTTAGAAGACTTTGAGAAAGACCGTTACAACGTGCTCTGTAACTCTATGCTCTTAACAGAGGGCTGGGATTGCCCATCAGTAGACTGCGTAGTAGTTCTAAGACCTACCAAAGTACGAGCGCTCTATTCTCAAATGGTGGGGCGTGGTACTCGCTTGCATCCAGGAAAGGAAGAATTACTCTTGTTAGACTTCCTCTGGCATACTGAACGACACGAACTATGCCGGCCAGCACACTTGATCTGCGAGACACCAGAAGTCGCTCAAAAAATGGTCGAGAATATGGAAGAACAGACAGGTGTCATGCTTGATCTTGAAGATATGGAAGTGAAGGCAACCGAGGACGTCGTCGCACAGCGTGAGGAGGCTTTGGCAAAACAATTGGAAGAAATGCGCAAGCGTAAACGCAAGTTAGTGGATCCATTGCAATTTGAAATGTCTATCCATGCTGAAGACTTGTCGAACTATGTGCCCAATTTTGGATGGGAAATGGCTCCTGCTAGCGATAAACAAATCAAAGCGCTTGAGAAGTACGGTATCTTTGCTGATGAAATCGGCAACGCTGGAAAAGCTGCATTATACTTAGACAGATTGCACAAGCGACAATCAGAAGGTTTAACGACACCAAAGCAGATTCGATTCTTAGAAGGTCGTGGCTTCAAGGATGTTGGGATGTGGCAATTTGACCACGCTAGAAATATGATTGATCGCATTGCTGCGAATGGCTGGCGATTGCCGGCAGGCGTGCGACCATCTGAATATGTACCGGGGTGATGTATGAAATCTCTTTTACGATATCCAGGGAGTAAATGGAATCTTGCTAGCAGGATTGTAGAACTATTACCTGAACACAAAACCTACCTAGAACCCTACTTTGGTAGTGGTGCGGTACTTTTTACCAAACAGCCTAGCGCGATTGAGACAGTCAACGATCTAAATGATGATGTGGTTAATCTTTTTCAGGTAATACAACAGGAACCTGAAGCGCTGGCCAAAAAAATCTTTTCGACCCCTTACAGCCGAAGGATTTATGACAATGTTTGGGAAGATCGACCAGAGAATGAAATTGATAGAGCTCTGAATTTCATCATACGTTCTGTTATGAGCCACGGCTTTCGAAATATTGAAAAATCTGGTTGGAAAATGGATATTAACGGCAAAGAACGAGCCTACGCAGTCAAACATTGGAATGATCTACCCGAGTTAGTCCAAGAAATGACATTGCGATTAAAGCAGGTTCAGATTGAATGTCGGCCAGCCATTGAACTGATAGAGAAATATAGTCGGGAAGATGTCTGCATGTATGTAGACCCTCCCTACGTCCTTAGCACAAGGACGAGAAAGCAATATTCAGTAGAAATGGATGACCGTGACCACGAAGAACTATTAGAAATGTTGAATCAGTCCAAAGCTAACGTTCTTCTAAGCGGATATGATAGCGACTTGTATAATAAACGTTTGTTAAATTGGGAAAGGGTGGAGTTCTCGGCAACTGCAGAAAAAGGGCTACCGAGAACAGAAGTTCTTTGGATGAACTATCAACCAAAGAAGCAATTATTATTATTTTAAAGGAGAAAACAGTGACAGAGAATGATTTTAACTTATTGCCGTTGCTGGATTATATCAATCCTGCCACGGTAGACTACCAGACATGGATAAATGTGGGCATGGCCTTGAAACACGAGGGCTACACGGCATCTGACTGGGATAACTGGTCGCAAAATGATAGCCGGTATAAGAAATTTGAATGCTTCAAGAAATGGGATACCTTCAACGAAGAAGCAGGAACTATCGTGACGGGTGCGACTATTACACAACTTGCAAAAGAAAATGGTTGGGTGTCGCAATCTGGCTACGATAGCGAGAATGCGCATGAGTTAGGCTGGACCGATACAATAGATCGTGATTATCGTGTTATTGATAAAGACTGGATTGAAGGAAAAGAGATTCACGAGCCGACCATTTGGAATCCTGTGCAGGAAATTATCAAGTACCTTGAAACGCTTTTTGAAGCTGGTGAAAATGTCGGTTATGTGACCAAGTGCTACCCAAAGACTGACGACGAAACTGGCGAGATTGTCAAATGGCTGCCAACACAGGGAGCTTACGACCGTACAGCTGGTGAGTTAATTCAACTCTTACAAGAATGTAATGGAGATATTGGAGCTGTCCTTGGTGACTATCACGAAGAAGCTGGCGCATGGGTTCGATTCAATCCCATGGATGGAAAGGGCGCTAAAAATGAAAACGTGACAGATTTCAGATATGCCCTGGTTGAATCAGATAGTATGCCAATCGATAAGCAAAACGCAATTTATAAAGAACTTGAATTGCCGATTGCAGCCTTGGTTCACAGTGGGAACAAGTCCTTACATGCCATCGTCAAAGTAGATGCTAAGAACTACGAAGAATATCGTAACCGGGTTGATTATCTTTATAAAATCTGTCAGAAGAATGGGATCATAGTTGATACTCAAAATAAAAATCCAAGCAGGCTATCACGTATGCCGGGCTTTATCCGAAATGGGCAGAAGCAATTCTTGGTGGATACCAACATCGGTAAGGCTGACTGGGACGAATGGTACCAGTACATCGAGGACTTGAACGATGATTTGCCTGATCCTGAAGGGCTGGCAGACAGCTGGGATAACTTGCCAGAATTGGCGCCTGAGCTGATTAAAGGCGTGCTTCGTCAAGGTCATAAGATGCTGATTGCCGGGCCTTCAAAAGCTGGTAAGTCATTCGCTTTGATTGAGATGTCAATTGCTATTGCCGAGGGCAAGAAGTGGCTAGGCTGGGATTGTACGCAGGGGCGTGTCCTTTATGTTAATTTGGAGCTAGACAGACCGTCTGCCTTGCATCGTTTCCGCGATGTCTACCATGCAATGGGATTGGCTCCGCAAAATATCAACAACATCGATATCTGGAATCTACGTGGGAAGACTGTACCGATGGACAAGCTAGCGCCTAAGCTCATTCGCAGAGCTTTGAAGAAGAATTATATCGCAGTCATCATCGACCCGATTTACAAGGTCCTGACTGGTGACGAGAACAGTGCAGACCAAATGGCACACTTTACCAATCAATTTGATAAGGTGGCCACAGAGCTAGGTTCTAGCGTTATCTACTGTCACCACCACTCAAAAGGTTCGCAAGGCGGTAAGAAGTCTATGGACCGCGCTAGTGGTTCGGGTGTATTTGCTCGGGATCCTGACGCGCTTATCGATTTGGTCGAGCTGGAAGTGTCAGAAGAATTGCTTACTCAAAGGCTGAATCAAGCAGCGTGCGAAGTATACAAACAGGCTTTGCAAGAGCG